CTCCCCATCGTTGAGGTAGGACTTTTACGTCATACTTGTCTAATTCAATAATCGCTTTAACGATGTCGCGAGAGCGTGCTCCATACCCCGCATAACAGTTAATAGGACACGAAATTACAAATGTTGGTTTACTCATATAAATTTGTTTTTGTTTTTAATATATAATTTAATTTTTAAATTTCCAAGTAAATCCTCCAGCTGTTTTTTGTTTCCCGTTACAACAAGAACTTATATCACTTTGGTTTACGTTAGTTTCTCTACTTGCTTGATTTTGACTTTCATATTCTTTCATAATATTCCCATCTAAATCATATTGTATAATAATTTTATTTCTTTTCCTATCCCATGTGATTTTTCTCCCCTTTAAAGATTGGGAAATTTTTTCAGCATGTTCAGGTTGGATTTTATCGGTTCCATTTTTTCTTCTAGTATTCCATATTTTTTGCCCAATTTCAGACATTTCTTTTTTTGTTTTTCCGTTCCAAACAGCTAACATACTTTTGCTTTTTTTATCTCTAGTTTCTTGTGTTTGTGGTTTTCCGGTTAACATTTCAGAATATTCTGTTTTTAATCGCTCATATACTCTTGAACCTATAACATATGTTTTTTCTCTTACTTTCTGTTTTCCTATAGCCATCAAAAATAAAGCATGTTTAAGTTTATATTCTAGTGGATGTATTTCACAAAGCAACATATGGCAAAGAAAGTGTTCACGAGCAGTCAATTTAACAATATTTTCTTTTACATTTAAACCTCCAATACATTTTGGAACAATATGGTGTTTTTCAACATATCCGTTTAGTTTTCTATTTTGGGCACGTTCAATAATTTGGTTGTATATTCTTGTATAATCCATTAGGCACACGTTTGATTATACATATGTGTACCTATTGGAAAAACCCAACTTTTTTAATCTATTTTTTATAACTTTATTTTAATATACAAATTCGTGATCAATTGTGTCTTCTTTAATTTCATTAACGTTGATTAGCTCATATTTTTCTCGCGGAGTCCACGTGTTAAATAATTGATCTATCGCGTTAATCGCTCTTGCTCCCATAGCTTCTGCTGTAAAACCAGCTTCGTTTACAGCCCAATGTCTTCCTGTTTTACCAAGCTCGTTTCTTATTTCTTTATCCATTGCATATACTTCAGATATACGTGCAGCTGCATCTTCAGCATTGCATCTATCATCCCAAATATAAGGTGTTTTAGGTGAACCTTGAATTGAGCGGTTTGTTGGATAAACAGGAAATGCCCATGAACCATGGTTTTTGTAACGGCCAGTGTGGTTTGAAGGAATTTTAGGTGATGGTGTAAACCAATTTCCATATTCGTCTTCAAAACGCATTTGATCTTGCATTCCACCTGTTACATTTGCGATGATTACAGTTCCTGCTAAAATAGCTTCTGTTAACGACAATCCCCAACCTTCATTTGATGTCAATAAAATTTGAGCATCTGCAATGTTATAAAGTTGGTTTAACTGTTTATTGTCTAACTTGTTTGTTGAAAAATAAATTGCTTTAGGATACTTTGGAAATAATACTTTTCTAACTGCTTCTAAATCTGTTCCATGATCGCTTACAATTTCGGTGTGCATTATCATAGCACATTTCTCTGCTTTTTCTTTTGGCAACGTATCTAAAAACAATCTAAAAGCTAACATTGTATCCGGAATTTGTTTACGTCTAATGTTTCTTGAATTAAAAAACACTACAAAGTCTTTTTCGTCGTTTCCAAAAACTTGTTTTTTAAACGCTTCAAGTTCCTTTAATTCATCTTCTTTTTCAATCGGATAATAAAGTTCATGGTTTAATCCATGAGGAACATATTCAATTACTTTGCTTTTAGCTTTTTTACCTAAAACAAGCTCATTAATTAATTTTGTTTGTTTTGAAATTGCTAACAACGCATCACACGATTCGTAAAATGCTTTGTTGTACAACGGTGCCGGATAATCATCCCAGATGTTCAAATAAATGATTGGCATTTCTTGTCTAATCTCATTTTCAATCATAAACAACCATTCAAAATACCTTGGATCGGTAATTAACATGATTGCATCTGGTTTTTCAATTTGAATCAACTGACGGATCAAATCTGGGTTTCCATAGCCGTCAACAGGATACAAGAAAACAGAAGCATCTGTTAAACCTGTGTTTGTATTAGTGTCTGTGGAAATGTCAAATCGTTTTCCTTTTTCGGGGTGGTTTATTGCTCCCGCAATGTTAACCCAATTGAAATGTTGGGCTGTGTTTAAAACTATTTCGCGTGCCACTGTTGCTACACCGGAGTGTACTCGAATGTCATCACAAATTAGCATGATTTTTTTCCGCTCATTTTGCGGTAAGTAATTAAAACTTGAATTCATATAACTATATTTGTTTTGGTTTAATATAATACTTTATTCCTCATTATCCAAGCTTAAATCGCTATGGTTATGGATTTTTTTTCTAAATTCTTCATCTGTTAAATAAAGGTGAATTGCTCGTTCACTTAGTTTTTGAAATGAAAATTTACGTTTAATACACTCGATTTTAAAATTTTCAAATAGATCTACATCTAGTTTGACGCTCGTTAATACTTGTTTTTTATCACTCATATGTTTTTAATTTAATATTATTGTATATACATATGGTGGTATATTAATAGGTTGCAGAACATAAATGAGTCTTGTAAAATGGGCACCACTTGCAATTATCATTTGCTTTTGGTTGGTGTTCAACTTGTTTAAAACCGTTTCGATCAAACGCCTGTTCTATAAATTCTTCAATTGATTTAGTTACTTTATTTAATTTCACTTTACCCGAAGCCGGTTTGTACCATTGTACACGCTTGATTGTAAATTGTTCGCTTTCAAATATTTTACGTTTTACAATCATAAATTCTACCTCTATATTTTCTATTGGTGCGTTGTATAGTTCCGAATAGTATTTTTTGTATAGAATAAGTTGAAATTGTTTTTGTTCGTTTGATTTTTCTTTTTTGCTCCAACCTTGTCTGCTTGTTTTAATGTCTATGATTTTAAATGTGTTGGTTGGTTCATGGTATAGAACAACATCTAAAAACCCTTGAAACATTATGTTTTGTAGTTTTGGGTTTGGAGTCAATATAAGAGGTACTTCACATCCAACTAAATGCCATCCTCGTTTGCTAAAATGTTTACCTCTTTCTTTTGCTATTTCTCTTATGATTTCTACTCCATCGTCATAGAATTCTCTGAGTTCGTCTGGGGTAACAAAGTGTTGGTTGTTGTTTGCTTGGTATTGTTTTTTGTATTCTTCACGGAGTTTTTCTTCAAGCATTTCAGCTGTGTTGAGGCGGTCTGCTTCTGCTCCGCTTTGGTCATACATTACTGTAAGGTAGTGTTGGAGTACTTCGTGTAGTGCAGTTCCAAAAACAGTGTGGATTGAAGAAGTAAATTGTTTATGACCTTCTTTATATTGTAGTGACCATTTTTTAGGGCACTCATTGAACATAGACATTTGGGAATATGAAATAGACTTTTGTGTTGCGTAGTCTATTTGAGGTAAAACCTTAGTTTTTATTTCCTTTAATATAGAAGGTAACTTTTTTTTCATTACCTAAAGATAAGAAAAAGCTTGCGGTTAGGCAAGCTCTTCTGTTTTTTTAAGAATGTTTTTGGTTGCGAATAAAACATTCTCTTGCTATAACTAGCAAACGGTCCTAAGCCGTATCGTAAATTATTTAATAATTCCAGCTCGTATTTGGAGCATTTTGATTTCTTCAATGTCTTCAGGGGAACCAACAATCATACTGTAGTCGTCCATTGTTAACGTTTTTCCTGAAAGTGCTAAACCTATTGCATTTTCTGACACGTTGTGTAAGTCCATGTCGGTTTGAGCATCTTCTCTAGCATATTCGAGTAAACGAATAAATAGAGGAACGTCTACTGTGATTGTGTCTCTTTGGTTCATTTTAGTAGTTGGTTGGTTCTTCTACTTCTTTACCTTCTTCTAAAGTAGAAGCAAATTCTCTAGCCTCATCTTCTGATTGGAATACTTTTTCTTGTTTTCCATCCATGTTGGTATATGTAACAATCCAAAAACGACCTTCTGGTTCTATTGAATACATTTCGTTATGCCCCAAATTACCTTCTTCAACATCTTTTTCCATTTCATTCAAGCTATATTTTTGGCTTAAAAAGTATTCGAAAGCATCTTCGTAATCTGCTTTAACGCGAGATGGGATTTGGTTGATAGCTCCAATTCCTACAATTCCTCCTGCAACGTAGTGTTCGTTTAATGAGTCTTTTTTAAATTCTTCTAATTTTGCTTTATATTCGCTTTCTGTAATTATGCCTGAAAGCATTTGCATACGTAATGTTTCTTTATCCATTTTGATATTTTATTATAAATATTATAGACCTTTGGTCTCTACGATTTTTTTCAATTTTTCTAAATATAAAATTGCATCCATGTGCTCTTGTTTAGCGTGTTCAATCCACTCTAAAACGCTTAAATCTTCACGGTCTAAATCAACTCCATATTTTGTTTTACCAAATGTGGCTCTTGAAACAAATTGGTCAATAACTGAATCAACGATTGAATCAGTTTGAAGTATAAATCTATAATCTTTAGTGATGGTTCTTTGAGAATTGTCGTTGTCCATTACTTTAATAGTTTTTCTATTTCTTTTTTATCTACTCCCATATCGTACAAGATTCTTCTTGTGCCAGCTTCTCGTAAAATGTCAATGTATTCTTCGGCTTCGCCTAAACCGCATTCAAAATATTTTGCTACGTACTCTACCAAAGTAGCAGGCTGTCTCTTTGTTCTTGACTTAACGTATTTCAAGAACGTTTTAGTTTTTGGGATCATCTCTCTATAAATTAAATATGTTTGTTGTTTGTTCTCGTATGGTAGAGTTTGAACATAGTTTGCCAATTCAACATAACGTATATCCATTGATACGTATCTATTAATTATATAAGAGTTCCATTTCTCCCATGATTCTTCCGAAATATTTTCAATAGGAGTTTTATAAAGGGTGATTTCATTTAACCACCCCCATAAATCTTTTATTTGTTTCTTAGACACTTAAAATAATATCTTTATATTCGTCACGAAGATCTGGTGGAAGCGAATCAGGTAAGATTTTTTTACTTTCCATGTCATAAAAAACTGGAATTGGAATTAGCTGGTCTTCTTCGGCTCCAACTAAAAATTTAGAAACTTTACGGACAATGATTGCTTGTCCAAATAGATGACCTCCATCAAAGCCAGTTACAGCTGTTGTGTTTTTGAAGTCAATGTTTAACCTTGGTTGTTCTTGCATTTTATTTGTTTTTATTGGTTACTTTTTCTTTTCTATATTCTATAAAGTCATGGATGAATCCTGCTGCTACAATTATGTTCATTCCAAATGACATCAATATTTCATGTACATCAGCATAAACAGATGTCATCAAGTGAATATGTCCAATTGTCCAGAAAGGTATGGCTAAATTTTGAGACACCCACGAAAGAGTGTATTTTAGGAAATGTTTCATATAACTTCTATAATTTTAGCTATGCAGGAAGCTATATTAATTTCTTTGTCAATTCGGAAATTTGCTTGATAAAGGTGCTCGTTTAATATAATTGCAACGGATCCTTCTTTACCTGGGGCATATTTTGAACTATATTCGAATAGTGAGCGGTATAGTTCTTCAAAGTCCTTTATATTCGAGTCAGCAATAATTTGCCTAATGGTAATCCAGTTTTTCTTACCTGCTAGTTCTTTCAATACCTCTTTGATATAGTTGTTTGAGGTCAAAACTGTTTCATCAAGTACAACACTATCGTCTTTTACAGACATCTGTAAAACGTTTAACATTTTACGCATGTCAGGATAGTATTTTACTATCAGCGATTTTAAATCTTCAGGTGTATAGGATATGTTTAATTGGTCAGCTAAAATCCAAGTTAAATGGTTGTACACATCCATTTTTGTTGGTGGTACAATTTTAAGCACCTGGCAACGTGATTGTAGAGGATCAATGATTCGCTCTATAAAGTTGCAGGTTAAGATAAAACGTGTTGAACGTGAAAACGTTTCAATTACGTTTCGTAAAGCGGCTTGTCCTTGAATGGTGATGAAGTCTGCTTCATCTAGGATTACTACTTTAATTCCTTTCCAAGAGGCAGCACTAGCAAATCCCTTTACTTTATCTCGAATGGTATCAATTCCATTTTCGTCTGATGCGTTAATGTAAAGGTAATCACAGTCTAGGTTTTTGACTATGATTTTGGCTAGGGTTGTTTTACCTGTACCTGCAGGGCCATAGAAGATAAAGTTTTGGATATCACCTTGGTCTAGGTATTTTTGGATTGTGTCTTTTACATTTTCGTTTCCTACATAGTATTGTAGTTCAGTAGGACGAAAACGTTCTACGTACAATGTGTTTTCTTTCATAACCGTATTATACAAAAAAAGCTTGCACTAGGCAAGCTCTTTATTTAAAGTATTTTATTTAATTATTCCTGCTCGTCTAAGCATTTGATATTTTTCAAAATCAAATTCTTGTTCTTCTTTTAACGTAGTTTTTCTAACTAAAAGTTTTGCACGTTGATCTTTGTTTTGGAATCCTGTTACTACAAGTTTATACTTTCTTCCCTCAGGCGATTCAAAAGATTCTATTTCGTATTTTACAGTTGGAACCTCTCCAATTTCTTTTTGGAATATCGTTCTTGCTTTTTCAACTTTGTCTCTTGAATCAGCTGTATAGGATAAAGGTGGAATAACTTCTTTTTCAGGTTTTTGAACGGCTACTGGTGTTTCAGCATCTTGTTCAACATCAATCAATTCAAAACCAACTCCTGCATTGTCCATAATTGTTTTCAATACTTTAGACAAGTATGGTTTTGTTTTGTATGGATTTTCTAGAGTTGAAGGGAAAACAATTTTATCACCTTTTACTACATAGTGAACGTCTTGTTCCAATTTACCACCATATTTTTTTAAGTTGTCTGGTGTTTTCATTGGAAAATAGTTCTTGCCATATGTTCCAACTAAACTTTTTGGAAGTTCTTTACCTGATAAGGTAAATAAATAGTCGTTTAGGCTCCCATCATTTCCTTCTGCTTGCCATCTTTCATATCCAGCTTCTGCTTCTTTTTCAGTAGCATCCCATGCTTCAGGTACTCTGTTTTTGATGTCGATTATCTTGAATGCTTTTTCATCTTCTGAACGAGAATCCCAATCTTTCCAAGCAGCTCCAGCTTTTTGCGCAGGAATTGAAGGTCCGAATGCTTTTATGATAGCTTGTGGATCTCGCATGTTTTGTGCGTAGATACCATAGTTTTTGGTATCGTTTAAAGCAGCCAATGCTTTGTCAAGATCAGCGGGTTCAATTGCAAGGTCGTAACGAACCTTTAATTGGTTCATTCCATCTTCTTCTCCTTCCACTTCGCGTAAAATATCTGTTAGTTTCATAGTTATAAATATCTAAAAAAGAGGACCCATTACATTGGGTCCCCATATAAATTGTATCGTTTTGTAGGTTCGGGTTGAATTTCTTTTTCTTCGCTCCGAATAGCATACAATTTACTGTCTAAAGGAGCTAAACGAAACTCAACTTTTTCTTGGTTTGCTTCAAACCATGCCTCTAAAGCGTCGGTAAGTGACTTGTGGATAGTTTCTGTTTTGTCTCCTACTAATTTCCATCTATCTGATGGGGGAACTCTTACTGCTATTAGTTCTAGGTATTCTACTATTTTTGTTTCCATCATAATGAGGTATTTCTTCTTTTATCTAAAGGTAAAAATTTATTTTCATAACTCCAAACAAATCCATAGGCACTATTACTTTTTCCTCTACAACAATGATTTATATTATTTGGAAGATTTTTATGTGTTTCATATGGCTTATTACGTATAATTCTTTCTGCTTCGGTTGCACTTTTCCATTTTTTAATAAAATTTCCTTTAAAATCAAATTGATATACAGGTTTTGAATTTGATTGGGAAATTTTATTTTTGTGTTGAGAACTTATAGGTTTATCTTTTTTTAATTTAATATAAGATTCTTTTAATCTTTTATACTCTCTAGAACTAACATTATATGGTTCTAGACGACTTAATCTGTTTTTCCCAATAGCCATCATCCAAAAGGCATATAATAGCTTTTCATTTTCTGGGTGGATTTCACAAAGTAACTTATGGCATAAAAAATGTTCTTTTGCTGTTAAATTTACTAAATTTTCCTTACTGTTATTTCCTCCTAAACATTTAGGGACGATATGATGAATTTCAGTATATCCTTCTATATAACGTTGTTTGGCGTTAACACATATAGAATTGTAAATTTTTGCATAATCCATAATCGAAACATTATATTCGATTATACATATTACTCCGGATATTAAAAATATAATCTCCGGAGTAAATATTTTTACATCATTCCAGCCATCATTGACGGATCAAAACCACCGTCTGATTTTTTGTCTTCTGGTTTGTCTACTACTGTACATTCTGTTAATAGGATTGTACCTGCAATTGAAGAGGCGTTCAATAAAGCGTTTTTAGTAACTTTGTGTGGATCTATAATACCTTCTTCTTTCATGTTTACAATCGTTTCTGTTTTAATGTTGAAACCACTCCATACATTGTCAGAATGCCCAATTTCTAGGTGAATTGGGTACATATCACTTTCAGCATATCCTGCATTTTTCAAGATAACCTCAAATGGTTTACCACATGCTCTATAAACTAACTTTTTACCGTAGTTAAAGTCTTCTGAATCGTCTTTTGTAAAGGTAATACCTTCACGAGCATATAATAGAGCTGAACCTCCACCTGGGACAATACCATCTTCTAAAGCACATTGTGTAGCATGTAAAGCATCGTCAACGCGGTCTTTCTTCTCTTTCATTTCGGTTTCAGTACTTCCACCTACATGAACTAAAGCTACTCCACCTACAAATTTGGATAAACGTTCTTGCAATTTTTCCATTTCAAATGGTGTTTTTGCCGTTTCAATTTGAGATGTAAGTGACTCTACTCGTTCTGTAATTTCAGCTTCAGCACCGTCTCCATCAATAATTGTGGTTTTTTCTTTGTTTATTGTAGCTGTTTTAGCTTTACCTAACCATTCCCAATTGAATTTGTCAAGTTTCATTCCTTTTTCCTTGTCAAACACTTTACCACCTGTTAAGATAGCAATATCTTCAAGGATCAATTTTCTACGCTCACCAAAATCAGGTGCTTTAACAGCACATACTTTAAGTGTACCTCGCATTTTGTTTACAAGCAATGTTGCTAAAGCTTCTCCATCAATGTCTTCTGCGATGATCAACAATGCTTTTCCTTTTTGCGATACACCATCCAAAATCGGAAGCAATTCTTTTACTTGTGTAAAACGGTGGTCTGCGATCAAAATGTAAACGTCTTTTAAAGTTGTTGACATTGTGTTGTTGTCGGTAACAAAATATGGAGATTTGTAACCACGGTCAAATTGAATACCTTCTACAACTTCAAGGTATGTTTCGTCTGTTCTTGACTCTTCAATATAAACTACACCTTCACGTCCTACTTTTTCCATAGCGCGTGAAATCAATTTTCCAATTTCTGGATCATTGTTGGCTGAAATGGTAGCAATTTGCTCTAACTGTTCTTCAGATGAAATTTTTTCTGAATTGTCTTTAAGTGTTTTAAGCACTTGTTTTACTCCAGCATCAATTCCACGTTTGATTTCAACTGCATTTGCTCCTTCGTTAAGTTTGGAAATACCACCTTTAACCAATTCACGTGCTAATAAAGTTGAGGTAGTTGTACCATCACCAGCATGGTCTGCTGTTTTAATAGCTGCTTGTTTTACCATTTGTGCTCCCAAATCTTCAATTGGGTCTTCTAAAGATGCAATTTGTTTTGCAACGCTTACACCATCTTTGGTTGAAACAACCATACCGTTTTCAGTGTACACAACGTTTCTACCATTAGGTCCTAGTGTTGCTACAACTGCATCTGCTAAGGTATCAATACCTTTTACCAGTTTCTTACGTGCTTCTGGTCCGAATTCAATTATCTTACTCATTGTCTGTTATTTTTGCTAAAATTTAACTTTCTTTAATCTTCTTGGTTGATTTTTGCAAGTATCTGTCGCTCATTCCCTATATAATACTCGTCCCCTTCAAATTGCAATTTTGAAAATCCCATTGTAGGTAGGACAACTACATCTCCTACTTTAACGTTTGTTGGAACAAATCCAATTCCTGCTACTTCTACTCCAGGACCAACTGCAACTACAGTTCCTTGTTCGTTTCTGTCTTTACCCGCATCTGGGATAAAAATACCACCATACATGGTTTCATCGTTTTCAAGCGGTTTTACAATTACCGCATCAAATAATGCTTCTAATTTTCTCATATTTCTAATTTGTTTAACATTGATTCTATTCCTTCTTTTACTTTATTCCAGGTGGTGATATACCCTTGAATGGTTTCGTATTCACCTTCATTTTGATAAAACTTTTCTTTTGCAATGCGGTTTACAGCATTTCCAAAGCTACTGTAGTAGCCTACAATTTTTTCAACTTCTTTACCGGATGCTTTTTTACCACCAAATCCTCTTGTAGCAATAGATCTTTCTATAACTGTAAAGTTTGTAGCATCTTTTACAATGTAGAAAGGTTCCATTACTGGATCTTTAATTGTACATAAGTTTGATTGTGTGTCATTTTCGTCCCTAGCAGGACGACCTCGTCGTTTGGTTTCTTCCATAACTAAATTTAAATTTATAACTGTAATATACTAAAACTATTTTGAATTACCTAATTCTATTATACATATTAAAAAGCACTTACTTCTTTACGAACCATATAATATTCGCACGTTGTATCTTCTGACTTAAACTCCAGTTTCATTAGACCCTGATAGTTTAAATAGATATTTCCACTTTCTAGGTCTTTATTTTCCTTTAAAATGTTTCTAAACATGTCTGAGTTGAATGGGATTTCAACTTTTTCCTGTTTAATTGTACCGTACATTTGGTAGGTAATTTTGTTGTTGTGGCCTTGCTCGTCTCCAAATGTGAATACACACATATTGTCTCCGTTCATGTCAATGTCAATGGTAAGCGTCATTGAGCCAATACCTGTTAAAGCGTTTTTTGCTTTAACTAAATTGTCAACAAATTCTTTTTCTAAAGGTAAAACTGCATCCCACTCTGGTTCTGTTACAGAACCTACTTTTCCAATCAAAAGTGGATCGGCAAGGGCATAGGTTAAGTTAAAAGCATTGTCTGCAAAGTGCATTTTGGTGTAAACGTTTTTACCCTTTTCTAAACTAAACATCAAATCACCTTGAGTAATGCCTAGTAAGTTAAGCAATTTTTTAGTGTCAAAGATAGCCAATTCACTGTCTTCAACATCAAAATTTGTGTGGGTGATTTTACCTATGACTTCTTTGTTTACAGACATAAAGTCAATGGTAAGTGTTTTGTCTTTAATTTTCCACTTAACGGATTCGTTTTCGCCTAAGTAGTACTTGTTTATAACTGATTGTAAAACTATTTTATTAACCATGTGTTATATGTATGAAATATTTTTTAAATATCCTAGTTAAAGTTAAAGAATTTTGAAATGTTTGGATTTAAATTCAACACCCATCCTAAATCTAAATAAAGACCTTCTAATTTATTACGGATTACACTGTCAAAAAGCCCATCACGATCAATATATTTATCCACAAGTTCTACAATTTCAGGAGAATCATTGTACCCATTCAACCCTACTACTGTTAGTTGATATGGGTTTGGTTT